TTCTATACCAGAAGCTAGGATCTGTAGAGAACTTGGTGTATCTTTATTAGAAGGTTTAGGTGATAAAATTCAATCATCTAGTTGGTTATTAAAAAAATAATATATGAAAATAGGTTTATGTGGTACAATGAGTGTAGGTAAAACTACATTAGTAGATAGATTAAAGGAATTAGGCCAATTTAAAGATTTTGAATTTGCTACTGAACGTAGTAAACATTTAATGAATTTAGGTATTCCATTAAATACTGACTCTACATTAAAGGGTCAAACTGTGTTCCTAGCAGAACGTGTTGCTGAATTAATGAAAGAAAATATTGTAACTGATAGAACAATTATAGATGTTATTGCTTTTACTAACTTAGCTAAGTCAATTGATTTTAAAGATAAAGAATATTTTCAAGACTATGCTTGTTTATTTGTAGGTGAGTATGATTACATATTTTATATTTCTCCTGAAGGTACTGTTATGGAAGATAATGGTGTTAGAGAAACTGATTTAGAATATAGAGATGATATTGATAATGCTATTATTAAAACATTAAATAAATTTGGTCATAGGTGCGATAATGTGCATATATTAAAAGGAAACACTAATACCAGAATTGAACAAATATTAGGAATTATACAAGATTAAATATTTATAGCAAATACAATATCATGGATAATTTTAGTTTACAAAACTGGAGAATCAGAGTAGTTAACGAAGACGCATTTAGAGAAGGAATGGGAGAATTAAATGTATACGGATATCAGACTAATCATTTTGATATATGTCCTGGTGCCCAAACTTTATTTAAAGACATTTTAAGAGGAGAATTTACTGACGGTGTGCCTAGTGCTAAAGAACAAGATAAAATTGTTGAATTAGCTAAATTACATGATATTTTATTTAAACTAGAAAAAATTGCTTTAGAAGATCAAGGTGATGCAAAATTAGTATTTAAAAAAGTTATAGAGACAGCTTCTGATATCTATGAATTAGGTACTGAAATTGGGTTAGATCAAAATACCGATTTAAGGTACATTCAGGGCCATGTAGAAAGGGTTAATGATGCAGCTAGAGGAATAGATGATATTGGCAGACCATTAGATGAAATTGAATTAGAAATCCCAGGTGAAGAAAACGCACCTGCAGGGGATAAGGTTTTAAATAAAAAGTTAACTAAAAATGATAAAATTATTGCTGCTTATAAAGAAATAGAGCAAGAAATTAGAAATAGCATTCAAAAAATAAAAACTGGTAATGAACTAGAAAAAAAGACTGCTATGGATTTCTTAAAATCTAATCAAGATACTATTAAGGCATACAATAATTTAAAGAAGGTTTGAACCGAATAAGTGTTATATTACTTTGTATTACTACCCTTGCTATATTTTTCATAATTCATAAAAAAGAAGATATAGACCTATCTGAGTATAGAGATAAAATTGAAGAATTGCAACAACAAGTAGACCAGTTGGAGCAAGTAAATGATAGTCTAGAATTAATAGAAGAACAGTTAGAGACTAAATTATCTAGTTATGATAAAACAATTGATAACTTAAATAGACAAATTGATGTTATTAAAATTGAAACAGAAGCTAAAATTAAAGCTGTTAATGATCTTAGTGATAGTGAGTTGGAGTGGTTTTTCACAAACCGCTATAGATTCAGTCAAGATACAATTAACTAAACCTGTCGCTAAATTAGTAATACAGGACTTAATTAAATTTGATGCCTCTTACATGGAGATAGAGACATTACAACAAATCCTTAAAGAAACAAATCAAAAAGTTGGTACTCAAAGTGAATTAAATACTAATTTAAGATCTCAAATTTCAACTTATCAACAAATGTTATCAACTAAAGAAGAACAATTAGATACTTCAAAAGATATGTCTAAAGAATTAGAAAGGGCATATAAAAAAGAAAGGCGTCTTAAAAAATTATACCAAGTTACTTCTATGATAGGGGGAGCTGCAATACTATTACTTTTAATACAGAATTAATGGCAGAGGATTTAAAACATATAATTAAATCTGAGTTTATAAAGTGTGCTAAGGACCCTATATACTTTATGAAAAAGTATTATACTATCCAACACCCACAAAGGGGTAGAATTAAATTTAATCTTTATCCATTCCAAGAGAAAGTTCTTACTCATATGAATAATGAAGATTATACTATAATAAATAAATCAAGACAATTAGGTATATCAACTTTATGTTCAGCTTATTCATTATGGATGATGTTATTTCATAAAGATAAAAATGTACTATGTATAGCAACTAAGCAAGAAACTGCTAAAAACATGGTAACAAAAGTAAGGTTTGCATATGACCAATTACCAAAATGGCTCCAAATAAAAACTACAGAACACAATAAATTATCTTTACGTTTAGCAAATGGATCACAAATTAAGGCAGTAGCAGCGAGTCAAGACGCAGGTAGGAGTGAAGCAGTATCATTATTATTAATTGATGAGGCCGCTTTTATTGATGGTATTGACGAAATATTTGCTTCAGCACAACAAACACTAGCTACTGGTGGTGGGTGTATAGCATTATCAACACCTTATGGTACTGGTAATTGGTTTCATTCAACTTGGGCTAAAGCCGAAGCAAGAGAAAATACATTTTTACCAATTAGATTACCATGGACTGTTCATCCAGAAAGAGACCAAGAATGGAGAGATGAACAAGACATAGTATTAGGCCCTAGAATGGCAGCACAAGAATGTGATTGTGATTTTAGTACCTCTGGTGATACTGTAATAGAACCGGATGTATTAAACTTTTATGAAAGTACTTATATCCAAGAACCAGTTGAAAGAAGAGGAATTGATGGAAATTTATGGGTATGGCAAATACCAGATTATTCTAGAGATTATATAGTAGTAGCGGATGTTGCTAGAGGTGATGGTAATGATTTTTCGGCATTTCATGTATTCGATATAGAAGAAGCAACACAAGTAGCTGAATTTAAAGCACAAGTTCAAACTAAAGATTATGGAAATTTACTATTTGCCGTAGCTACAGAATATAATGATGCTTTACTGGTAGTAGAAAATGCAAATATAGGTTGGGCTGTAATCCAACAATTAATAGATAGAGGTTATAGAAACTTATATTATGCTCCTAAAATGGATGTGTCAATGACTAATGCTGACCAATATCTTTCTAGGTTTGAAAATGGGCAAGGTATGGTTCCTGGATTTACTACATCAATGAAGACAAGACCACTTGTTATCTCCAAAATGGTTTCGTACCTTCATGAGAAATCTGTTACTCTTCGTTCTAAAAGATTACTAGAAGAACTAAGAACGTTTGTGTGGAAAAATGGTAAGGCACAAGCACTATCAGGTTATAACGATGATTTAACTATGGCATTAGGAATAGGAATGTTTTTGAGAGATACAGCTTTACATTTTAGACAACAGGGTGTAGATATGGCAAGAGCAGCTTTAGGAGGAATACATTCAACAAATTATCAATCACCTCAAATTTATCAAGGTGGAAAATCAAACATAAACCCATACGAAATGGAAAATCCATACGGAGATAAAGAAGACATCTCTTGGTTACTGGATTAATATTTATTATATATACTATACACAATGGCAGACACTTCATTATTTGGTAGACTAAGAAGATTATTTTCTACTGATGTAGTAATAAGAAATGTTGGAGGGAATCAACTTAAAGTAATAGATTCTAACCAAATACAAAACTTAGGTCAACTACAAACAAACTCACTATACGATAGATTTAATAAATTGTATAGCACTACAGGAGGGCTGAATTATAATACAATGCAGCAGGCTAATTTTCCTTCTACTAGAATTCAATTATATACAGACTATGAAGCAATGGATACTGATTCTATTGTTGCTTCTGCATTAGATATAGTATCTGATGAATCTTGTTTAAGAAACGATATGGGCGAAGTATTACAAATTCGTTCAGCTGATGAAACAATACAAAAAATATTATATAACTTATTTTATGATGTATTAAACATAGAATTTAACTTATGGTCTTGGACACGTAATATGTT